CACCACCATAAGTACCTGCATATCCTTGGAATCCGTAATAACCCTGAACACCAATAAATCCTTGTGTACCTTGTACTCCTTGAAGACCCTGAATACCTTGGAAACCAATGTCACCTTGAATACCAGTAAAACCTTGCGTTCCTTGTGGTCCAATAACACCTTGAGTACCTTGGAAACCTAAATCACCTTGAATACCCTGAGAGCCTTGAATACCTTGAGTACCTTGGAAACCTCTATGTCCTCTTAAACCTTGAACACCGGTGTAACCTTGATCTCCTTGTAAACCTTGATTGCCTTGAATACCTTGTAGACCTTGAACACCACGGAAACTACCAATATTAATCCAATTGGTACCATCCCAAATCCATAGTTCGTCGTCAGTATCATCAATAACACCTTCACCAATATTAGGAGAAGTAAATGCCGTATTTAAAGTAGCTTGTGGATCTCCGCCTGCATCTACATCAGGAACTGAACCAATGATAGTAAAGCCAGGACCGTAATCGCCTTGGACACCTTGGTTACCTTGAATACCAGTAAAACCTTGTAGACCCTGTGGTCCGGTTCCAGTAGTGACCCAATTTGTTCCATCAGAGTATCTTAGCTCGCCGTTGTCGGCATAAACCAAAGCACCTTCAAAAGGAGCTGGGTCAAGCTGAATTGGAAAAGCCTGAGGTATACCCATTCCGAGTAGCTGACTTTTACCTGTTAGTGTTCCGAACCTACTGGCCATTCTTACTCTCCGTTGCCTTTCATGTTGATTACCATTCTATTTATACTATACAACGTCATCTTCTTCAGCTTGGCCGAGAGTAAACGATAGCGTTGAGTGGACAGCATAATCTACCGAACAATCAACTTCAAGTTTATCACCAGTACCTAAGAACTGACCGTTCAATGGAATTGGGATTGTATCTCCGGCAGGAACCGGGAAGTTCTTAAGAATGAAATAGTAAATACCAGTACCGGCGACAGAAGCCCATCTAAATACACGTACGTTAACAGTGACAGTTGCCGCTGTTACATTACATAATAGTAAAGGCGAAATAATTTCACCAACACCTGGTTCAACAGTTGTAGATCCACCGAATACTAATTCAGGAACTTCATATTCTGGCACATCAATTATTATTGCCGGCGTTGTGGTTAATATTTTATTAACTGCAACCGGTTTTGCATCTGGAGCTTGACTCGTTCTAATTAAAATTGGATCATGACTTGACATTTTTAGTATTTCCTTTTAAATTTTTAAACTACCGCTCTACTGTTAGAAGCTCTTCTTGCGAGTTTTCTTACAGAGGAAGTAAATGGCCGGCCTTCAATACGACCTGTTCTACCGTTAATTCTTAGTCCTCTTGCGAAGTACTGGTTATTCAATTCATCAGCACCTGACCATCGGATTCTACCACCATCTTCATTCAGTACCGAAGCGATTGCTGATATAGCTTGACCAAGGTTTCTGAAGTTAAGTGGTAATGCGTTTCTGTTAACACCAGCCGATGCACCGTTAAACTGGTGAGCAATTGATTCAACCAATGAACCAAATATCAATGTTTCAGGTCTTAAGACGTTATCTTTCAGACAATCATCAAATAATCCTGTAACCATGTTCTGATGTTCAACATCAGGCGAAAGGTTTGTATTGATATAAGTTTTCATTCTTGACCATGCACCAGTGAAGGCATCAAGTAAGTCAGTGTTGTTTGTTCCTGCACCAACCCAAGTTGAACCATTCCAATAGTATATATCTCCTGCGTAGAAGTTAGTTGCGTAATCAGTAGCAACAATATATGACCATTTTGGTTTCATTCCTGTAAGGTTACCCAAATCTGAGTAAGCATTAACTGATCCTTTGTACTTCAGACCTAATGTTGAATCGGAAGGATTGAACACCGGGAACACATGAGTTCCATCAAAGTTAAAGAACGAAGCAGTATATGTTCTTACCGCGTTCTGTGAACCGTTATCAGAATATGTTGGAGCAGTAACTGTAGGATTAAACTTATCATATGCAAAGTCATTATAAACCGCAGTTAGTAAGTTCCTAGCATCTCTTCGAGTTAAGTTAATATCAATAAAGTTATAAGCAGAGTTAACGTGTCTTACAGTATCTTTCTGTAATTGCTTTCTTCTCTGTTCAATAATATTTTGAGCATCTGTAAATACAACACCGCTATATGTGTAATCAGGTTCCATCTTAACAGGCAAGTACTTAGTATCATTATACAATTGAGTTTCGTAGAAGATATTTGCTAATCCTTCAACCTTCTTAGATTCAATGGATGTACCAATTTCTCCAAGAACTGATTGACCTGCGTATTCACCTAATACAATATCTCTACAAATTCTACCTAATTGACGATAAGATTTTGCGGTAGGAGTTCTCTGATCTTCAGGCAATCTATAAATTTGATTCCAGAAGTAGAAATCTGCGTTCCATCTCGAAGCAGTATTACCACCAAAGTTCAAGTCGAAGCTGAATGCATCAAGTAAGTAACTAGTATCTCTCTTACATTTTGCTTTGCTGTAATCAAGTACCTTATAGCTTGAGTTAATAAATTGTGTTACATCGGAAGCAAGTTCTTCTGTATTATCAACAATCTTATTAGCAGCTGATGTTAATTCTGAAGCAATCCAAGTTGCAGTTGATACAGGTCTTGGTTTCTCTTGTTGATCATCTGCTCTAACAACATTCTCAATAACACCAACCAAATCATGAACCGCTGTACCTTCAGTTGCCGTAGCAGCAGTACCTAATAGATTCTGTGGAGTTAATGTATAAAGACTTGCGTCAGTAACTGCAGTTTCTTGAACTACTTGCTCAACAACATTTCCTAGGAGATTCAATATATCAGCATATTGTAATTTAGTATCTACAGGAAGAACAGAAACTCCATTCTCGAAGTAAATACCTGCTGATTGTAACGTAGCAAAGTTGGTATCGTATTGTACATCATGTGATATTGAATCAATGATATAACCGATATCTCTTCTACATTTTGCATCAGGGAAACTGAGTGCATTCCAAGTATTAGACAAGTAAGTAATAACAGATTCTGAAAGTATATCAGATCTTCTTTCGATTGCTTCTTTAGATGTTATGAACGAAGCAGCCATCCAAGATTGATCTACATCTAAACGATCAGGTATTGTGCTTCTTGATTCTATTGAATCATCAACCGCGTTAGCAACAATTTCTGTAAGCATGCGAGCAGCAATACAAGTATCAGGGTTTGCACCGACTACAGCCATATCCTGAGCAGTAGTTGTTTGATAAGAAGGAATACCATTCCAATATTCGTACTGAGTTAATATATCACCAGTGAAATATGTTTTCGTTCTTGGGAACAACTTAGTTGTAATTGATTTACCACCAACAACATGTTCAACGATTTTAGCAAGGTGTAAGAATGCATCTCTTGTACCCATTCTTTGCTCGATTTGTAATCCTGTATTCACAGCATTCTCGAAGTACATTCCTGCAGTTTGAACTGTTGCCGCATTACCACCATATTGAATATCGTGTGATATTGCATCGATGATATAACCTGTATCTCTTCGACATTTAACTTCACTATAAGGAAGAACTTGGAAGAACTCTGAAAGATAAGCAAGTAACCCAGTAGATACAGAATCTTTGATTGCTTCAATTTCGGCAAATGCTGTTTGATTCGCTGCACCGAATGTTTCGGTTAGTGGGAATACTTGACTAGGAGCCATTAACATTGTACCACTAGTGATTGCGGTTGAAGTAATATCGAATAACCCTTCAGTTATTGTACCAACCTCAATACCTGCATCAGCACCAGCGAAGTCTTGAACAAGTGCGTTACTTGCTGATTTCAATCCAGCAATATTGATATCTCGTACGATTAACTGAGCACAATCACCAAGATGGGCAAACGCAGAAGCGGATGGTTCAATCTGATCCGCAGGTAAACCAACGTTAACACCATTTTCAAAATAAAGTTTGGTAAAGTTTAGAGTAGCAAAGTTTCCACCGAATTGAATATCATGTGCTATTGCATCAAGTAAGTAACCTGTGTCTCTTTCACATTTTGCTACATCGTATGAATGAGAAGGTCTATCATCGGCAAGCCATGCTGTCATTTCAGCAATCAAGAATGCTCTGTTATTTAATAACTGAGATCTACCGTTAAGTCTTGATGGACCAGGACCTGCAGTACCATAAGTAATTGCGTTAGCAGCAGCTCGACCGTTAGTCATAATGTCAATGATTTCATTAAATGCTTCCGCAGTTTTAATTTTCATTGCACCGTCAGTTACAGCTTCAATTGCCTTATCTCTTGCGAACTCAATACCTTTAACTGTTTCTGTTAACTGTTCGTTAATAACCTTGTTTGTTCCTGCAGTTTCAATTCTGTATGCAACACCGTTAAGTACCGCATTATGATTACTGCCTGTTAGGATATCAGTCTTAACAGCATCAATTAACATACCAACATCTCTCTTACATTTGTCACCGTCAAATACGTAGTAACGATCTTTGAGGTAACCTTGTAATTCATCGATGATGAAGTCTCTGTTTCTTTGTAATTGCTTTCTTGCTAATGTTCTGTTAGGATCGAACGAAGCTTTAACCAATGTTGGCATTTCGGCAAGTTCGATGTTAGTGTTATCAATTAGATCAGCAATTGCGTAGATCAATTGAGCAGCTTCGCCAGACTTAGCACCACTTGCCACAGTTCCATCTGTAATATGATATGGACCTGTACTAATTGAATCGGCAAGAGCAGATACAAAAGTATGTGGTTGTTGACCTGAACCGCCATCTCCTACATTCAACGTAATCGTTGTAGCAGTTGATGATATAACCTTAACACCTTTGTTATAGAAAGGATGATGTGGTTGTGGTGCTGCGTGATTTGTTGCTCCGCCACCTTGACCCATATCACAACTAAACGTAAATCCATTTGGCTTCAAGTATACTACACTACCCGTATCAAGCAAATGTCCTGATGGAATAGTTGCGATAAAGATTCCTGTAGCAGGATCATAACTTGCATCAGTTGCGCTGAATTTAGGATGAGTCTGAGTTTGTTGTACACCAGCAGTAACAGGACCAACAATACTCGCAAGTCTTCTAAAGGCAAGTTGAGTTGGCAGACGCTGTTCGTAAGGCAATACATTGATTGCTTCTCTTAAACCTGAAACGTTAGCAGTATCTGATATATCAGACAATGCTCTAAATTGACCTTTAACTTCAATTGGAAGAACGTTAGTTGATCTTCCCTGTTCATAATCAGCAGATTGTCCATCGAACTTACGGAAGTAATAATCAAATACTTCTAACAGATTTTCGTTTCCGCCGTATTCAATATCACGAGATAAAGCATCAACCATGATACCAACATCTCTTTCACAAACCGCACTCTTGAATGGTAATCCGTTATGCTCTTCTTTAAGCATTCCGATAACAGCTTCTGAAAGATTTTCTGTCAAACCATCAATTGCTTCAGCCGCATCTTTCATGTCTGATGCGTAATTAGGCTCAACATATTTTGGTAAGTAATCTAATGTATCATCACTAATTACCTGAGTGATAATGTTAACAAGATCTCTTCCTGTGTTTGCGATTTCTATTCCACGATCTGATCCTGATACATCTTGAGTAACTGCATTACCTGTTGTAGGAGTAATTGTAATATCACGTACGATATTCCAAACAACTTCAGCAATATGTTCCCAAGTTTTATACGTTGGTGCTTTTTGATCTTCAGGTAATACCGACATTGCATTTTCAAAATACAATCTTGCGAAGTTAACTGAACATGTATTTCCACCATGCTTAATGTCTTGAACGATTGAATCTACAAGGTAACCTGTATCTCGTTGGCAAGCTGCTACATCATAAACTAGTGATGGGAACGTTGCAGTAATATAAGCAGAAACTTCAGCTTTAATAAACGCTTTATTCAATAAGATCTGATTACCAGCTTCATTGATTGAATTTACGTCGCCTGAACCAAATTGAGTTGCTGAGGCAGAACCGCCACCCATAATAGTAGTGATTTCATCAAACGAAGCATTGGCTCTTGTTAAGGCTGTACCTATAACATTTGGATCTGCGGCAATCTTAGCCTTAAGGAAAGCAACCGATGCAAGAGTTTCTGTTAACTGATCGTTAATAACTTTATTTGCACCTGCTGAACCAGTAACATAACCGAGTCCCATGAATTGAGAATTCCAATTACCGTTTGTAGCAATATCTCTTCTTACCGCATCAAGAATGAATCCTGAATCTCTTGAACATTTTTCTCCATCAAACGTGAAGTATTGAGTATCAAGATAGGCAGAAACATCTTTTGCCAAGTATTCTTTGTTCTGCTGTAATTGTGCTCTTGCGTATTGACCTTGAGAATTGTAAGTAACCTTAGAAACAGATTCTTTAGTAACCGATACAAACGTATGGGCTCCACCTGAACTTGCTATAAGTTGAACTGTAACATCATCACCGCTGACATTAGTAATTGCCATTGCTGTTCTGTAATTGAAATCACCTTTTCTTGGGTATGAATGTTCAGTAGCATTACCGTCAAGTGAACATGTAAACGTGAATGAATATGGAGTAAACTCAACATAATCTTCTGTTGTTAAATCATGGCCAGGAATTGTTATTATAGAAGCACCACTTGTTGCATTATAAGTTGCAGTAGTTGGTGTGTAATGTTTAACGTAAGAAGCAGGATCTGTAAATACCAATGCATCTGAATCAATTGCTCCAACATCCGCTCTAACAAACGTGTGAATCCCACCAGTACCTGTTCCGATATTCATTGTAATTGTATCGGCAGTAACAGAAGTAAGTTCTACGGGTGTTCTATAAGCAGGATGATGTGCAGCAGGTGCAGCATGTTCTGTAACACCACCATCAAGATCACAAGTCATGATAACCGAGTTAGGCTTAAGCATTATCATATCACCAGCAGTGAAGCTGTGACCACCAATACTTGCTACAAAGATACCAGTTGAGGCATCGTATGTTGCACCGTATGGAGTGTATGTTGAGATATACTTAGCAGTTTTAATACTGTTAGCAACGGCAGAAACAAACGTATGAGCAGATACATCAGTACTTGGTCCTACATTAACTGTAAACGTTGTTGCTGTTTTCGCTGCTACTACAACTGGCTTCTTATAAGCAGGATGTTCTCTTGTACCTTTAATTGCACCAGTGATTGCAGAAACAAATGTATGTACTCCACCGCCGTTAGCAACCGCTCCAACATTAACACCAATTACGTTTCCATTTACAGAAGTAATCTTAACAGGCTTCTTATAGAACGGATGATGTGGTTCAGGCGCAGAGTGATTTGTTAGATTGCCATCAATTGCACAGGTAAACGTAATACCTTTTGTGGCAAACTCAATCATATCGCCAACTCTTAACTTATGAGTTCCAATGTTTGCTGTAAACTCACCAGTTGAAGGTATATAGCTTGCAGTTGTTGGAGTAAAGTTAGATACTGTTCTTGTTGGGTAAGTATGTTGAGTAGCGTTACCATCAGTTGCACAAGTAAATGTTAAACTGTCGGCAGCAAGTAATACTTCATCACCAATTTGTAAATCGTGAGCACCAATAGTAATTTCAGACAATCCAAGTACAGGATTATATGTTGCATTAGTTGGTGTATATGTTTTATTACCAGAATCCAAGATCTGCTTGACTTTATCAATTGCTTCATTTGATCTATGAATTGATCCGGCATCGCTCAATCCAATAATTTCTGTTATTGAATTAGTAGCAGCAGAAACAAACGTATGAACATTTGTTCCACCAGTTCCTACGTTACATACAATCGTATCTTTTGTTACTGATTGTACTGGACAAGGATGGTTAAAGTATGGGTGTCCTGCTGTAGGTACGGAATCATTAGCAACTCCTGAACCTGTATCACAACTGAATACAATTCCACCATCTGCGAATCTAACGTAATCACCAACCGATAATGAATGTCTTCCAATCGTTGCTTCGAATCTTCCAGTTGTAGGATCGTAAGTAGCAGTTGTTGGAGTAAAGTTTGCACCAACGTTTTGAGCAGGTGTGATTGCATTAGCAACCGCAGAAACAAACGTGTGTGCATATATACCGTTCAATGCTCTACCTACATCCATTGTAATAGTTGTGTCATCGTATGCAATGATTGGACACGGCTTATTATAATAAGGATGATGTGATTGTGGTGAACCATGATTAGTTGGACCTGAACCTGTATCACAACTGAATACGATTCCTTCATAAGCAAATCTTACGGAATCATTAGTTGTTAGGTTATGTCCTGTACCAACAGTTGCGACCATGTATCCTGTAGAAGGATCGTAAGTAGCAGTTGATGGAGTCAGTCCTGCAGTTGTATTTGATAAAGCAGTCTTCAATGTTTCCATTGAACCAAGTGTTTGTGGCAATTGGTTATTGATTACGTTATCGGCAAGTGTAGTACCTGCTCTGTAAGCAATACCTGTTTGAATTGCGTTATAGTTTGAACCTGTTAGAATATCTCTTTCAACCGCAGGCAAAATATATTGAGTTACATCTCGACGACATTTCTTAGAATCGTATCTGTAATATGTAGACTCAACGTATCCTTCAATCATATCTTGAATAAAGGTTCTGTTTGCTTGTAATTGCTTTCTTGCATTTCTTTTCGCTGCAGGAATACTTGCATTATCGGACCATGAAATATTACTTCCAAGCATTGAAACTGCGTTAGGTAATGCTGAATAGAACGCATGTGTATCAACGATTGCTGATTTACCTACATCAATTGTAATCTTGCTTGAGTTTGCACCAAGTACTTCAACTGGAACGCCTGCTGCAGGATCACCAGCTCTTGGGTAACCTGTTCTTGTTCTATAATTATCTCTTGCACAAGTAAATACTAATCCACCTGTTTTTAATAATACATAAGAACCTACAGCCAATCCATGACCTTTCGTAAAGGCATTAGGAGTTGCGGATACGAAGGTATGAGGAACTTGTCCTGTTCCACCTAGACCAACATTTAAACGAACGGTTGTAGCAGTTGTACCAATAACTGGACATGGCTTATCATAGTAAGGATGATGAGGAGCAGGAGATGCATGATTTGCTGCACCTGAACCCATATCACAACTGAATATGATACTCTCAGGTTTCATCCAAATATGATCTCCAGTTTTTACCTCATGTTTAAGGCCAACTGTTGCTTCCAATATTCCTGTAGCAGGATCATAAGTAGCAGTACTAATAGTTAGACCTTTAGAACCACCGAGTGTGATAACTGATAAACCAGTAGAAGGATCATAAGTTGCGGTAGTAGGAGTAAACTTGGAACCTTTATCTTCAAGGATTTGTAATATATTATCGTAAGAATCATCTAATCTATCGGAGGCAGTAAATGAATCACCGTCAATCAATTCGTTAGTCTGATCTTTTAATCTGTTGTATGCAGCAACCGTTTCGTTATTTTGATTTTCCATAACGGTTTTAGCAGCCATCATGTAATATGCACGGCCTGCAGTTACTGAGTTGTAATTTGTATCGAACAACATATCGTTCTTAACGGCAGGTAGAATATAGTCTGCAACATCTCGACGACAAGCTTTACTATCATAAGCATAGAATTCATCGTTGTTTTCGATCCAATCAATTAATTCACCAGCGATGAACTCTTTGTTGTCCTGTAGAAGTTTCCTTGATGCCGTACGAGGAACTGAAGTATCCTTCCATATAATCGGGTTAATAGATTCTTCACCGTACTCAAGGACATTTAGAAGTTCACTAAAGGAAGTTTCAATTCGTTGATTAATTTCACTGTCAGCTGATATGAATACTTGTTTTGCTTGGTCTCTTAAATGTTCCAAAGCACCTTTGGTTTCAACAAGTTGTTCTCCTGGAATAACATAACTGATTGGTGATCTATAAGTGATACCACCTAAACGACCCCAATAGTTTGTATCAAGTGCAACGTCATATCCTGCACCGTCAAGTACAATTCCAGAATCTCTTAAACATTTATCTGAATCATATCCTTGATAACCTAATCCACCATTTGCTGTATTAGACGTTAAGTAATCTACAACATCATCAATGATAAGATCAGAAGAAGTTTCAAGCGTATCGGCAAATACCGTATTACCAACAATTGTTTGTGTGGTTGATTTTGGAGCAAAGAACTGAGTTGTTCCTTTTGCTCTCATCGAGATATCACCGAACTGAGTACCTGAGTTGTTCAATGTCATCTGACCACCGTTCAAGGCATAGAATGCACAACGAACGAAGATTGACAAAGAACCAATACCGTTAACACCAGCACCGTCTCGAGCAACATAACCTAAACCGTTTTGAGTACGAGGTGTAAAACCAAAACAAAGTACGTAGGTATATAATGAATCGGTATCAAGTACTCTTCTATCTGCAAGTACACAACCGCCACCACGACCAACCGCTCTGTTAGGGAAATCATCAATTCCAATTGATTGAACAACACCAGTACCACCAGATTCTGAAGTTACTGTATCGCCTACTTTAAATCCTTGACCGTTCTTAAGGTTACGAACTCGAATTGTTCTTGAAGTATTAACATCACCAGGAGCAATTCCTTTGAGTGCATCTAAAGAATCATCCCATGACATGAAACCAATTCCGCCTGATGAGAATCTAATTTCATCATCAAGTTTCCATAAAGTGTCTACTGGTGCAGCAGCGTTACCTGTAATGTTTGCTTCAAGTACAAATGTTTGACCAAGGTCAGCAAGAGTACCTTTTGTGTTATAAGGATTAAGAGGTGGTTCAACATCTTGACGTAAGAAGTTAGATAACTGAGTACTATCTCTTAAGTAAGGTGAACGTAATAGTTTGGCACCAGGACGATAGGCAATTGCGAAACCACCTTCTGGGAAGTCAAAGTTATCAACCTTAAAGTTCTGATAACCAAATCCTTGAACGTAACAACCGGATCCAACAAGAATACCGTTATTGTTTTCGTACCCAGGCAACATTTCAATAACCGTTGCGTACTGACCTGCAGTTGAAGTCATTGAACAGTCATCAGGCAACATCAAGTTACCTTTTGTATAATATGTTCCTGGTCCTACAGAGATATGAACAGCGTTATTAATTGCGTTACGATTTAATTCGCCGCCTGCCTTTTCAAGACAAAGCTCAAAGGCTCGTTCCAAAGTCCGTACAGGTGCTAACATTGTTCCTTGATTGTCATCACTACCTGAACCCGCGTCAGCGTGAACTTTAAGTGCTTGTGCAGTTGACTTAGAAACTTCATCAAACAATTGCTTATATGAAATCTGTTCGGTATCACCTGTCTTTTCGTTACGAATGGCGAAGTATGATTCTTCTACCATCGGAGCTTCGAATTCTTTCGTAAGATCCATATCAAAGTCAGCTAATCTTGACCTATCAATTACACCACCAGTGAATGTTGATTGCTCAATCCCACCATTTTCAAACGAGGAGTTGTTAGCAGCCATTCCATCAGCAGATGAACTACGGATTGTCATATTCGTTGATACGACATTATCCATAGAACCGGTAAAGGTACTATCTATAATAATACTATCAGAAATTGTAGAATCATCAATAGTTGAATTCGTTAGGACAACATTGTTTCCTGTACCATCATTGAAAGATGAATCAGTAATAGCAATGTTATTAGCAGTTGAATCTGTAATCGCACCATTAGCAAAAGTAGAACCAATAATTGTTGCGTCAGTGATAGCGCCATTTGTATAAGTAGAAGCAGTAATATCAGTCTGATCCATCGTACCGCCGACGATATCAGAATTATTAATTGTTCCGTCGTTAAAGGTAGATACTGAAATTAGAAGGTTGTTAGCAGTACTATCAAGAAGCGATCCATCCGCAAAGGATGAGAACGTCATTGTGATATTGTTTGCTGTACTATCGGTGATTACTGAATCATCAATAGTTGAATTAACTAATGATACATTATTACCTGTGCCATCATTAAATTCGGAATTTGTTATGATACTATTATCAATCGTCGAATCTGCAATAGCAAAGTTATTAGCAGTTCCGTCAAACAAAGTAGTATTTGTAAAGACGTTATTATTACCTGTACCATCAGAGAAATCTGAATAGGTCATTGTAATATTATTTGCTGTATTATTTTCTAGGTGACCTAGGTTAAAGGTCGAATAAGTTATTACGATGTTATTGGCATCGGAATTTGTAATTACAGTATCGTCAATAGAACCACGTCGGAAAATCGTATCTTCAATTTCAGAATTATCTATTTCTACATTATCTAAACGCGAGTCCGACATGACCACGCCGGAGATAGTTCCACCGGTGATCTTGATTCTAGAAAAGATTTCATATTGAATCGCTTCAACTAATTCTTTTCTTGTAATGTTACTAGTACCATCGTCACCTTGGACAAGGTTAACAATAACGAACAGATCTTCTGTACGTGTATTGGCACCGGTAATCGGAGGTAGTTCTGAAATTTTTGCCATCTTTAGTCTATTCCTTGTGGTATTACCTTATTATTTATAAGACCAATCTTTAATTGCTTTCGTTATTAAGCTTGTTTTCTAAAACATTTACCTTTTCACTCAATTCTTTAACTGCGTTAATCAATAACGGCACAAGTTGTTGATACCTAACTGCTTTATAAGTATCATCTTCCATTTCAATATCATAAACCACTTCAGGACAAATCTCTTCGATCTCTTGCGCAATAACACCAGGCAGTGTATCTTGCGGTCTGTTTTTATAATTAAACGTATATGTTTTTATTTGTTCTAATGTTTCCAATCCTTTATCGAGAGGAACAATGTTTTCTTTTAATCTTCTATCAGAGAATCCACCGTTTGATGTAATGTCACCAGCAAATATTGCACTACCTGTTGCTCCATTTATCTCGACCTTTTTAACACCGGCTGGAGTTTTCAGTTCTAATATACCAGAAGATGTTTTATAATCAAACGTTTTTGTAGTTCCGGTATAAGCGTACAGATTACCAAACAGATATAAGTCACTACTAACATTTAGATTTGCGGCAAATTCAACCTTCGTAGAATATGTTCCACTTTCTACTATACCAATTCTTAAATATGGTGTTCCTGAACCAGATGCACCTGCACCGTCCATATAGGCATAGTTGTTTGCATCTCTATAACTACCTACAGCAATAAACTTATTACCTGTATATGTATCTAGTTCACCTTGACCATCAAAAGAAATAACACCAGCTGCTGAAAGGTTAATACCGTCTCCGCCACTTAAGGCAGCAACTGTTCTTGCATCGGTATGATAAAGATTTGTTGTACCTTCTGATATATCGTCAGTACTTAATCCACCCCCGCCTGCACCAATTGTCAAAGTACCTACTGTAAGGTTTTCCGCAATGACCATATTAGGAACAGATAATGTACCTGCTGGTGATAATGAAAACTTATTAGGAGTAACACCCGTATTAATAATAAAGTTGCCTGGGTTAGAATTTTCTAAACCAATATCCCAACTTAATGATCCATCGGTATATCTTGTTTGACCACCTGTACCTGCATATAAGAATGTTGCTGCCGTTGCTGAAGTACCTGTAATAGTTACTGGGCTTTGGAAAGCAATTGTTCCACCACCTGATACAGCACCAATCGTATCTGTACTAAGTAAAGTACTTGCTACTAAATTTGTTGCAGTAAATGAACCTGTTAATATAGCATCACCGTTTGTAGTTTCAGGACTTGCGGTAGACGCAGTCATTACGTTGGTTGCTAGCGCAGTTACCAAGTCATTGGTTTTATTAAACCAATTCTCAAAGGTTTGCGACGTTGTTATGTTACCTATATTCTGGGCCATTTATCTCTCTTCCAATTTTTCAATACGTTCATAAATATCAATTATACTTCTTTTGATATCTAACAAATCTGTTTGTATTCTATCAACCTTACGATAAAAGTTCCGTTCTACTTTATATTTATTGAGCGCGGCCGCGTCAGTATTAAGTATTGCGCCAGTTTGTAAGTCTCGGTTGATAGTAGTAGTTGACATGATTCAAATCCTAGGTTAATGCGATGCCGCGATAATCTTTTAGTGTCGGGGCATTGTGAATGTTAGGAGACAACATGTCGATACGGATTTGGAATCTCTTAAATCCTTCAAATGCTCCACCTTGACTGGTGTATGCAAATGGCGAAGATTGTAGTCCACCTGTTTTATCGCTATCTTTAATTTTAAACTTGAACTCTCGATAGTCATTAATATTAGCAACTGTTGAATAAGCTCCAACACCTTCAAATAATTCCATCTCGGACCAAGCTAAGTTATCGAACTCATCAAAGTCATATCCATTCTGTGCTTTAATATAAATCTTAATATCTGTCCCAGCAGGACGATAAGCAGATACTGTTAATTGGAAATCTTCTGCATCAAGATCTTCTGCCAATTCAATCTTCTTACTAATATATTTAGATGTTGTATCGGCAACGTCAGTAATCTTATATTGATATGCAATAAGTTTAGATGCTTCAATATCAATAAACGGAGTAGATGTTAAGTTGCTTCCATTCTCCATTGCGATATTTAACGTAAACGATTTTGCTCCATTTGGATCATTAGATTTACTATAAAGAATAACACCTTTTTCTGTAAAGTAGTTATTATCGTTAAACTGCATTGGCTTAGCGTAAGTAACATTAACATCAGCAGGAGGAACAAACGTACCCGTTAATTTCGTTCTTGAAGAATTATCGTTTGCCTTCATAATCATCGGCTGAATATAACTTAGGTTAATATTATTAATAGATGCGATGTTAGCAGTTGATCCACTATCCAATCCTCTAATTACTTCGATTACATTCGAGGAATTTAAACGTGAGGTTGAGAATAGCTTTGAACTTGTTGTCGAGGAATTAACCAAATGACATTCAAAAGGATTCCTTGCTACATCATACATATCCAATTCACCAACAACGACAGGCATGTGAGTTATTGAACTAGATAATGAAGTAGGTGTTTCTAATATCAATGTGCTTGCGTTAGTGACAGATGCAATCTTATGTATTTCAATCGTTGCACCAATCAATTTAATATATTCACCAGCCGAGTAGTTGTCTGATAACAATGCAGCACCGGTAATATTCTTTCCACTAGCAGATGCAGCATTTTGTGCAGGATCTGTTAAAGCAAATTCTTGATAGATTAATTCACCAGGTGTAAATCTTCCTGTGACATTACTTAATGATAAGAATTCGTGGTTGTTATTTGTTAACCTAACTACACCTTCCGAAGTATTAAAGTTATGTCTTCTTAAAGTAAATTTAATATCTTCGTCTTGATATGATTTCCAAGCAGAGTTATTCGTTGAGGTAAATAGAACACCGTCACCCCAATCCTGAGTAATAGCAGAACCTTTTGTTGCACCAGGTGTTAAATCAATTCCACCAACCTTAGAAGTAAACACAAGGTAATTAGGATCTGATGCATCAGGTTGAACTACAACCGAATATTCTTTTTCTATATCTAATCGAACAGGTGCTTCAAAAGTAAATGTTGTTGCCGCGGAAGCATCATCAGATACGTTAACCTGAGCAGGCAATTTATGAACCGCCGAGAAAGGTAATATTTGATTCGTTGGATAACCGTTAACCACTTCTCTTATTTGAACAGTAACACCATTCAATGCAGCGTCAGTGTTTGAACCCGATGCAGTATTAGATGGTTTACGTTTAAAGAATACGTCAATATCAGATAAGAATACCGAATTAGAACCTGCACCCATACCTTTCTTAATAAAGAATGTTTGTGCAAGTGGATCTCTACCTCGAATACGTCGAGCAACGTTTCTTGTTGTTACTATTGTATTTACATCGAAGTTTGGAGCTCTTGTTGACGTTGTTAAACTTGTTTTCTCAACACTGAAGTTATATGCTCGATATGTAACGAATCCTTTACTTGTTGAAGCAGAGTCAATACTTGAATATTGATTTACGTCAGCAATTTCTAATACTCTATCACCTACATAGAATGTTTCAGCAGGCAAGTGGAATACAGCTTTCAGTACACCGTTTGCATCTGTTAGAACTGAAGCACCTTTGACTCCGTACCTTCCTACTTCGCCAACACTGTTAGCAGTAGGTGAACCGGCCAATACATGTGCATCAACATTCACGCCATCAAAGTAGAAGTAATGTCTTTGACTAGGTCTTAATCCTGACATATAAACTTTGATATCTCTCGATGCCATATAAGGTTGGAATCTAAAGTCAGAAACAAATTCACCAACGAACGAATTAGTTGTTGTTGAACTGTCTATACTGATTTCGCTTGCTCTTGTTGTGATAGCCGTTGTTTCTATTCCTGCACCACGTCTTCCATCTGCCGCAAAATTTGTAACCTGAGAAGTATCAGTCATAGGTAAGAAATCTTGAATTGAATCAATGAATTCTTGGAACGGAGTAGTTAAATCAATATCAATAGAAGCAGGATTAACTGTTGTATCATAAGCAGCATCGTAAGGTGGAGATATAACTCCATCACCAACGAACTTATAAAAGTTACTTACACAGTTTCTAAAGTTAGATGCGTAAGGTTGATTAATAATACTAACGTTTGAATTTCTTCCGAGTGTTGCCACTTTAGCGTCATCAGTCGATGGGAATACTGAAGAACCTGTTGCTGAATCATAAGTAAGATCTAAGGCAAACGTTTTTAACGAAGGAGTTAATATCTTTCTGTTAAACGGTATAGAAGCGTTAAATTGCGGATGTGATATTTCTGATAACTGTAAATTGTTAAAAGGATCAACAACGAAACCATTCTTAAATCTATTTAAACCGTTCTCATCACGAACAATCATATTAGATGTTTCTGATTCTAATTGATTCAATGAGATATAATATGCCATGTTATCAATCTTCTTCTCTAAGGAATGAAGATCTTTCATTGTGTAATTCTTAATGCCAGTTGCTCTTGGCTTAATGGCATATCCACTCTTACGGAGAATATCAGCTTGCTTCTTAGACAATGCAGGGAAAGTTGGAATCTCAACATTTGCGATTGCTAATTGATCTGTTTCGAGTCGCGGCGGAGCTGGGTTCTTTTGCTCTTCACCTTTAATCAAAATAATATCACCATAAGAATCAACAGCAACTGTGTCAATTCTTGCTAGGTAATGTTCTAAATCTGTTTGTAATGATTGTTGCGCAGCAGGTATTAATGGACTAGGAAGACCATTAAATGCGACAGGTTGTGTTCCGACAGTTGTTGTAATTGTCGGTGCCTGTGCAGGAATCGTTGCTGTATAGTTTGCGCCACCAATAATATTAACGACGGCTCTAAAGTCGAAACAATCTCTTAAGTTATATACTTGTCCTGATTCAGATGTATAAGAAGGAATCTCGTATCTTTCTAAAGTATTAGGATAACTGTTAATCGTAAAGAAGAAATTACCTGTGGACGTATTTACCTGGAAGCATTTCATTTTTGTAACGATAACGCCGGCAGGTGGTTTAGGACGACCTTCAATATATTCTATATAAGATATATCATAATAGGTATCTTTCTGATTTGTTTTTAATCTAAAGCTGTTTGTCCAATCCTCATTACCACCCCCAGGTGCCGTTCCTTCAGTAATAATTGAAGTAATAGCAAATACATCTGGGAAACCTAAACAGTACTTAGTCTGTGAAGGCGTGTAATTTGATTTAATGTTAGGTTCTTTAACAATTTTATTATAAGGATCTACGCCACCTGAAGAACCAACAAGTCTTTTATTGTAAAATACTTCTACTGAACCAGTTACACCTGAATCAATAACAATGTTAAGTTGTGAATTGTTTAAAGCAGTAGTTCTACTTATAACAGGATGCTGTGTTCCAGCAAGGTTAACTAGTATTTCTGTAATCTCGTTTGAACAATTATAGTCTTCACCAGGATTTGCATTAAGAGTAATTGTACCTGCTGTACAAGTTGCCGAAACCTGAGCTCTTACGGGAATGTACGTATTTGATGTTGCGAATAATCCATCAACACCAGTATCAAAGATTAATGCCTTTCTTCCTGCTTCATGAATAATTGGTGCACCGAAACCAGTAATTTTAACAGGTACGTCACCAGATCCATTATTAATATCATTTAACTTCGCGACACTACTGAGTGCTTGTGCGCCTGTGTATCCTGCATGATGAATATAAACTCTCGAAGGAGTCATATTTAAAACTGCAAGAGCACCTGCCGATTGACTGGCTGCATTAAGAACATTTGATTTTTGTGTAATACTAAGATTTAAATAACCACGGCTTGCAGATGATTGATCTATTTCTAAATAGTTTCCATATTCCATAGAAACATTTTGATTATTAATTGTATCAGTTGACGCGATTTGGTCAATTGTAAATGAACGCTCACCAGAATTCTCAACTCGATAGCCTTTCACATATGCAGTACCTTGTCCTACGACAACTTGTACTTCACTGTTCGCTGCGCCAGAAGGAATACGATCGTCTGTACTTAATGGGAATGATTCAAGAATATAGTTTCCTGATTCTTCATGAGTACGGCGAGCCATCTCTTCGCCCAATACGTTATATTGTGATACATCACGAATCGTAATTGGATTACCATTCTGATAACGAACCAATGCAAAGAAGTCAGAATCCGCGGTAGCAGCTGATGTTTCTAATACTGTTAATGTTGGAACAAGTTTTAATCTATCTGCACCTGGTGCGTTTTCATTCCTAGAACCGTTTGCGTTATCATATAAACTTGCATCTTGAATTGCGCCGATGGTATCTTCTTTAACTAAATAACCAACTGATTTGTCATCAGGAGATTGACTGTATTTTTCAACAACCAATCTTTGTTCTGCTGTGAATATGAAATGGCCTTTCTGGAATATAATACCAGGAGCAGCTTCGATACCGAATGCTTGACCAACTGCAGGAGTGGCACCGCCACCGTAAACAGCAAGTCCTTGACTTATAACAGTATCAACAGTTAATGCTTCGGTAGATGTTCCACGCAGGAATTTGTACCTTGTAACAATTAAGGATTCGCCGACTTGGAATTGAGTCTGTCCTAAAGCACCAATATTTAAATAGTTAATAAAGAAAGTATTTAGATTAGGTGGTCTTGTTTGAAAACCTGTGCTTGATTGTACAATTTCTGCTTTAAGCTGAGTTGATTGACCTTTGACTTCGTAAACATAATCAAGTTCAACTTCTTGACCTTGGAGTGTTTCAACTGCAGGACCACTTATATACGCTTCGGCATTAAAGTTTGCTGGACCGTCATTTAATTTTACGAATTGAAGATCATCAAGTTCTGTAAAGTTACAGCCTTTTACAATTGATCCTTCCTTGAATACATTGTCACCAAACGACTCTACTTGATTTTGAAGTATGCTCTGGAGTTGTGTAAGTTCCCTTGCCTGTATAGCGAACCCAGGCTTGAACATAACTCGATAGAACTGCTTTTCGGCATCGTAGTCATCGAAGTACGGCGCTTGGTTTAAATTTTTATTGATAGGCATGTTTGCTTACGTTCCTTAAAATTCCAGTACAAATTTAAATTCTTCTCTTGAGAGGTCTGTTCTTACTAATGGGAAGAAGTCTTCCATGAAGTATACCTCGCCTGTTCTTTGAATATAATCTGAATACACTACATTATCTGCTATAGGATTATTTATTGTTATTCGCTGACCATTGTTTGATGTAATTGCCAAAGTTGGGTCAAATGACGTATCTCCATTGCCAATTAACTTATTATTTCTATATGGTCCGATATATTCTGCTAAAAATATTGTATTTGATGTTGCATCAATCTCATGTATCTGAGCCGTAAACACAATATCGTTATTTACGTCAACTTGCGTGATTACACTATTTGCATTTAGTTTTGCATAATCATCTGTTGTGATAGCGATTCTATTATCAAATATGTCAGGATCTACGGCAGTGTTTGCTTGCCCGCTTCTCCAAGTTTCACCAACGTCAGCAGTTCTAAATGTTGGACTTCTTACAATACCAATACATCCATAAGTATTT